CATCTAAACACCGCGACAATGTTAGACCATGCAGACGAAAAGAAGCCCGAAATCGGCCCCCAATATTTATGGATAAGAATGGCGGCGCCTCCGATTCCTGCGATGACTGCAAGCGGAACCGCCCCTATGACTCCTATAACGGATACCAACGTCCCGATAAAGCTAGCAAATGCCGCTATCGGGCCAGCTACTAGCGAACCAGCAAGGATTCCTGCGACCAACTTTAGGCCACCGAACTTGCTAACTAGTTCTCCCGTGATGTGAATGGCGTTGCCAATAGCGGATCCAATCTGTTGTATTTGCTCTTTTGCTTTCGAAGACAGAGCCCATTCTTTCAGCGAATCACCAACTTCTTTAGACCATGCTTTGATGTCGGGAAGGCTTTGCTTGATGAATCCGCCGATTACGGTGAAGACTTCCGTAACGGCCGGAAATACCTGAATCGCAAAAATGTTTTGGACGCCCTCGAGTTGCTTGCCAATAGCATTGTAGGCACTCTTAAACTTCGCAGCCGCTTCCAAATCTTCGCCGCTCTGAAGCGTTCCGTTTTCCTTGCCTGTCGCGATTTTATTGCGAAGGCCAACCAAGCCCTTAGATGAACCTTCGGCAAGCTTCTCCGCACCTTCGCCTCCAAGCATAGCCAGGATTTTTCCGAGGTCTTCTCCCTTGTATTTTCCGGTGGCAGTAAAGAACTTTTCAACGAACTGGTCTGCGGTTTTGGTGTGATTTAAATCATTTCTCCAGTTTTTCCCGAAAAGAGCGGCGAGAGCATCGGCTTCGTCACCTTTGCCTGACTTCAGACCTTTGTTAGCATTGTCGATAATCTTAAAGAGAATCTTGTCGGCGTCCTTTGCCTCCAGCCCTGCGGAAGAGGCAAGCCCCCGAATACCCTGCAGGTAGTCTGTGGAAACACCAAAGGTGGCTTTCGATGAAGTGAGAATGCCTTCAGCCTTCTCGCCCATCGCCTCCCCAATTTTGAAAAGAGACTCCCTAATTTCACCGCCAGCTTTGGCGATAGTCTTGCCAAACTCGGATACGCTCTTGCCAAGCTCTTTCCAGCGATTGCGGCCTTCAATTTTCTCCTGAGCTTCCTTGATTGACTCGCCGAGCGTTTGTTGCGCTTTCCCGAGATGGTGGGTGTCGATTCCGGCTTCCTTTAACTCCCTTCGAAGGTCTTGGAGCACGGTTCTCTGGTGCTTGAGTAGGGCTTTTCCCTCATCGCCACCCTGTCCATCTCGGAAATAGGCTTGAGCCGTAGCAACACGTTCTAGTTGCTTGTAAAACTCTCCGATCTTTTCTTGTTTTCCGGTGAGTTCCTTGATTGAGTCGCCGAGCTTGTCGGCACCCTCCTTAGTACGACCAAAGAAAGCCCCGATCGAATACCCAAGCTCCGCTGTTGCTTCGCTAACTGCTTTGATTGTGTCCTTATCCTCAGCCATTTGTTTTTGGAAGTAGATCTAAAAGAATTACGAAGTCTTCACAGTCGAGCCGCTCAAGTTCTTCGAGGCCGCCCTTTGTGTAACCAGCCAATACCAGCATTGCCTGCAGCAATTCCCGCCGGCTTAGGCCGCGGACTTGCTGCGCTTGCGAAAACCCGAAAGTGCCTCCTGAACCGCGCAATAGTCGGCAAAGTCGAGCTCGTCGATGGTTTCTGGTGCAAGTCCGGAAAGGTTTGCGATGAGCGCGAGCTCGATGTCTTCATCGGCGGCTCCGCTTTTCTGCGCTGCCCGGATATCGCTAACCTTGGGCCGGCGTAATGTTACAGTGTCGATTTTAGTACCGCCTTCGATTGCGACAGGATGTTCAAGCTTGATTTTCATAGGAAATAGTTGTGGAAAGCGGGGGGCGAACCTGCGGTTAAGGCTTGTTCGCCCCCTTTGTCTACCGCGAGTTTGGAACCGTTACAGACCGAGGTTAGCGCGCTGTTGTGCGAGCTGATCCACGCCACCGATAACGCGTTTCATATTCAGGACGTCAATATCTACGAGTGTGGTTCCTGCTTGGGTGTAGCGGTATGAGACCAGCGAAGCAGTGAATTTGAGCTCCACTTTGTCGCCCGGTTTCCATGCACCGCTTTCAACCTGGCGAAGTGTCCCGCTCATCTGAATGACCACCGGCTGTTTGGTTCCGTTCTGCGACTCGACCGAACCACGAGCTGTAAACTGCTTATGGCTTCCGTCCAGCAGGCCCCAGAGCTTCAAAATCTCTGGGTTGAACTGGGAAAGGGTGAATTTCGCTTCCATCTTCTCCATGCCCATGTCGAGCGTGATGGAGCTGTCCATGCCACCGGCACGGAATTCCTGTTCCTTAACTTTGAGAGCAGGAGGAGTGAATTCGAGGATGTTGCCGGCATATCCGCGACCATCCACAAATAGGTTGAAGTTTCTTAAGACTAGATCAGCGGCGCTCATGATTAGTTGCTGGTGTTAGTTGTGAGGTCAACGAGGTAGTCGTTAACGATCATAGATTGGAACGTGATGTGTTCCGCCGGATATGGCGGGGTGAACTCGAAGTCAAAGTAGACCTTGCCTGCGGCAATGTTTGCAGGAGTGTTTAAGTCTGGGTCTGGATAGCAGCGGCCGCCGAGAATTGCGCCTTCTGCTTCCAAAGTACGGAGGTATGCGTTCACACTTTCCGCGACGTCTTCCAGGTAAGTGCGGTTAATATTCCGGTCTACGGCCCACAAGTGAGCGCGGAGAATGGAGTCGTTAATCATGTCCGCGGTTCGGCGAACTGACAGGAATGCGAATTTAGGATCGGTGGAGGTGGTTCGGTTGCCCCATAGCCGGAAGCCATTCTGGCGAATAATGGTTGCAACATTCGCGGCATTAAGCAGATTCGCGCGGCATGTTGGGTCGCCGAAAGTAAAGTCTACTGGGCGAGTAGTGCCGACGATTCCGTTGATTGTCTGGTTGCTCGGAGACCACCAGAAGCCGCGCGTGTTGTCGCTCAGCGCGATCAACCCGGCAACCCGGGGCGAAGCTGGCTCCGAAACGGTCAAGCTGTCACGCACAACCTGAACTTGAGGATCTACGACGTAAACGCGATCAGATCCAAAGATAGCCGCAAAACCACTCGCCGCCGCATCCGTATTATCATTTGGGCCATCCGCGATGATCACCGCACGAAGTTTCGTCGCAATGCCAATCATTTCGGAAATGACCTCTTTTGTAGAGAAACCTGGCGCGATGAGCACGCGAGGAACAAGGCCTGTAATAGGCTCGGCGCTAACGAACGCATGCACACCGGTGTAGGTTGAGCCGCTTGCTCCACCGATTACATTGGTGATGGTCCCTGCGTCCGTGTCGCTATTATTCTGCTGTGCCACCCTGACAACCACCAGCACTGCACCGGCTTGGTCGAAAATACCGTCGATAGCATTTGGCAACGTCCCGGTCGTACCGAGAAGGGATGCCTGAAGCTGACTTCCGGCGATGACAACCGGAGTATTCAGCGGGAAGGCCTCATCCGTTCCGCCGGAGAGGAAAGTTTGGGGAAATGCGGATACAACGCCCGAACCATCGCTGGTATCCTTGTTAGCTGCGGAAACCAGGGCTGCGGCGGCGGTGTTCCCGGCAATGGCCGTTACAATTTGCGTCGCCGTCGTTGCAATCGTACTACCACTGTCCGTGGCGAGATATACTGTTACAACATTTTGCGCTACTTCAACCCTAATCGGTTGGCTGGCGCCGTTTGGGTCTACGAAGCGGATCGAGATGTTATTTCCGAGAGATCCAGCCGCGGCGGCGGTGAATGTCAGCGCGTTATTGCTGCCAACAGTGCCGACGGCGAGCGTTGCGGCAGTGAGCGGTTGTGAATTAGGCGCTGTACCGACAATGCCGATTACGCTGGAAGCTACGGTTTGAATTGGGCGCGGGCCGCTTGAGACTTCAATGACCTCTACGCCGTGAAGGAATTGCTCTGGCATGGTTTTGAACTATAGTGATGAATTGTTATGGTTTCATGTGCGGGGGCTTTTCACGCTGGTTCCGCGCGGGCAGGGAGGCGAATATAGCTGTCGACTAGTTTAAGCTCTGGCGTGCGGCTTCTGTGAAAGACTCCGTATCCATCGCGGCCACCAGCCGGATTTGTATTGCCCTCTACCGTCTCCAGCTCGCCGAGGTTGTTGGCAACGACGATTCCAATGTGACTGAAAGTGAAGATCACGACATCGCCGCGCTGAGCTCGGGAATGTTCTGTGAAAATCTCGCATCCGTGCTTC